TATCCAGAACAGATCAGAGGAACTAGAGGACCTGGTTCAGGATATCAAGCAGGAGCCTCATACACAAAATCTTCTAGTGGTGTTAAAAAAGGAACAGGTGCTAAAGGACCACCTGGTTTTACGCCAAAACAATCAAGAGCAAAGACCTTGCAATCAAATTTTAAAAATATAAGAGGTAAATAATATGGCAAATGGAATGATGAACGACCCAATGGCAGCTCCCCCACAGGGTGGTATGCCACAAAACAATATGACTCAAGGTCAACCAGTATCAATGGATGATGCTGTATTAGATATGCATTTAACAGCAGATGTAAAAAGAGCACTACAATCAAAAGGTATAGATATATCTGCAGTACAAGATAAAGGTCCGAAAGAACCTGTAATAGTAATACCAGTTTCGGTTATTAGTAATAGGTATCCTTCAGAAAGTGTAGAAGGATCTATGAAAGAGTTTATAGGCGACATGACTCAAAATAACCAACAAGTTTCTGCATCAGCGATGCCAGAAAACCCTACCCCACCACAAGGTGGATTAGGGTCACCAGCAACAATGGACAGGCCACCTATGACTACTTAGTCATAGCCCCAGTTAAAAAGAATAAGGGCGACCTGTTCTTCCACAGCACCCAAAGGAGACAAAATGGAAGAAAACAACCAAGAGATCCAAGAGCAGGATCAAACAACTGAGGCTCTTCTCGAGCCTACACCTTATAGAAATAAATATAAAAAAGATTTAGATAAGGAAGAAACAGACGATACAGCTACCGTTTCAAAGGACACATCTGATGAAGATGCGACTCCCGATGGAGAACGCCCTGTAGATGCTGAAGAGAAAGTGTTTAAGAAACGATATGACGATCTTAAACGACATTACGATTCTACTTTAGTAAAACACAAAGAACAAGTAAACTCACTTGAATCTCAACTACAAGAGAATGTTGACAAAATAAACTTACCTAAAACTAAAGATGAGGTAAATGCATGGAAAGAAAAGTATCCAGATGTTTATGATATTATCGAAACTATTGCATATACCAAAGCTGAAGAAAAAGCTAAGAAAGTTGAAGCCGATCTTAAAAACTTAGAGACTGAGCAAATAGCAGTCAAACAAGAGAAAGCAGAAGTTGAATTAGCTAGACTACATCCTGATTATCAAGAACTCAGAAAAAATGAAGATTTTCATAAATGGGTTGATGAGCAAGATGATGTCATTAAAGGTTGGTTATACAGTAATGCAACTAATGCTAAATTAGCAGCTAGAGCAATAGACTTATACAAATCAGATAAGAATATTACAAAGCAAAAAGCTAGTTCTAAATTAGAGGCATCAAAGTCAGTAACCTCTACTAGTAAAAAAGATGTAGATGCAAGTGTAAAGAAAGTTTGGAAGGTTAGCGATATTAGCAAATTAAAACCTGCTCAATTTGAAAAATTTGAAAAGGAAATAGATCTTGCTAGAAAAGAAGGTAGAATTGTCAATGGTTAATCTTTAACAATCTAATAGGAGGATATTATGGCAATATCAAAAGCGGCAGGTTACGATAACCTACCTTCAGGTAATTTTTTACCTATTATCTACAGCCAAAAGGTCCAAAAGTTCTTTAGAACTGCATCAGTCGTAGAAGACATTACTAATACTGACTATGCAGGAGAGATTGAAGCCTACGGAGATACTGTTAACATTATTAAAGAGCCAACAATTAGCGTAAGTTCATACACAAGAGGTGGGCAGATCAACATCCAAAATTTGGCTGATGATCAACTACAACTTACTGTAGATCAAGCTAATGCGTTTGCATTTAAAGTTGACGATATCGAAGAAAGACAATCTCATGTGAACTTCGAAGCTTTGGCAACATCTTCTGGAGCATATGCTCTAAAAGATTCTTACGATGAAAATGTTATAGCAGCAATGGTATCAGGTGCAGGTACAACTATCGGTTCAGATGGTTCAGGTACAGATACTGGTTTTGGTTCATCCGAAACAGATCCGTTAGAAATTTTAGCGAATGCGTCTAAAAGACTACACGGAAATGATGTGCCTTTTGAAAACAGATGGTTTCTAGCAAGCCCTGAGTTCTATGAGGCTTTAGCAAGTTCATCATCTAAGCTACTAGATGCATCTGTAACTGGAGACGCAGCATCCCCTCTACGAAATGGTAGAGTAATGGATGGTTTAATCCAGGGTTTCAGATGTTATATGACAAATAACTTTGCAGCTTCTTCAACATCAAATTACTTTAAAGTATTATTTGGTCACATGTCTTCAACTGCTACTGCTAATGCAATTGCAAAAACAGAAGTAGTAAGAGACCCTGACTCATTTGCTGATATAGTAAGAGGTCTGCATGTGTTTGGCAGAAAGGTACTTCGTACAGAAGCACTAATGGTCAGACATTTATTAATCGACTAATAGGAGGATATACAAATGGCAACAGTAAGTAAAGTTATTGGCGGAACAGCAGGTCATCCTTCTACTAGAAGGAAGCCTTATTGGGTAGAGAATACAGTGGACTTTTCACTTTTCGATCCAGCAGCTAACGATGTGGTACAGATGTTAAGTGTACCAGCAGAAACTTGTGTTATTAACGCAGGACTTGAAGTACTAACTGCTTCACCTTCAAGTGTTACACTTGACTTAGGTGATGGCGGTGATGCTGATAGATATATTGATGGATTAGATTCTACATCAACAGGACATGGTGCACTTGTCGCTCACGCTTCAAACGCAGGTCATGTTTATGGTTCAGCAGATACTATTGACGTAACAGTACTTGGTGCAACAGACAACGCAAGTAAAATTAGAGTATGGGCAATCATGTGTGATGTAAGTGGTTCAGACGAAACTGCTTCAAACTCATCCTAATAATATAAAAAAGGGGGGAGCGTATGCTCCCCTTTTATAAACATGGCAACTTGGAATAAAACAGATACTGAAACAAAAGAAGAAATATTACAACAAGAACAAAAAGATAAATGCAATTGTTCTGATAAAATTGATAAGCTAGAACAACAAATAAAACAATTAAATACCAAATTGGAGGCAATAATATTTACTAGATAATGGCAACATATTTAACATTAGCAAATAGAGTTTTAAATGATTTGAATGAAGTAGAACTTACTTCTGCAAATTTTTCTAGTAGTAGGGGTGTTCAAACATCAGTTAAAAACTTTGTTAACAGAGCGTTGCATGATATTTACAATGAGGTAGAGGAACTACCTAGCCTACATAAAGAAACTTTTCAAGATACAAATGCAGGACAAAGAGAATATGAACTTCCTACTGCAGATTCTCCGCAATCAGGAGATTTGCAATGGCGTAAAATAGATTGGGATACAGTATATTTAAAACCAAAAGAATTAATTACTAATGGTGAGTTTACATCTAACATAAGTAGTTGGACTACAATAGCTGGATCAGGCAGTGTGGCATATAATAATGGTGGTAATGGGCGACTAAGATTAAATGATTTTGCAGCTCATCAATCATTTAATACTAGAGTAAATACAGAATATAGATTACAAGTAAGAGCATTTGATTCTAATAGTACAGGACAGGCACTTAAAGTACAAGTAGGGACTGCAGCAGAAGGCACTCAAAATTTAAATACAACATTAACTGTAACTGATTTTGGTGAAGGTGAAGTATTAGATACAACTTTTACAGCAACTGCACAGACAACATTTATAACATTAAATAATACTACTACGGCTACTAACATGGATGTAGATTATGTAAGGGTATCTAGAAACATAAGTCCTAAAAGATTAAGGTATATATCTTATGACGATTATGTTAGACAGTATGCAGAAAGAGATAAAACAAATTTAAGTTCAGCACAAGGTGAGCCTAAGTATGTATATAAAACACAGAGCGGTAAATTAGGATTATCACCTGTACCTGATAGGAGTGATTATTCAGTTGTATATGAATATTTTAAGGAACATAGCGAGTTATCTGCTCATGGAGATACTCCTGATTTGGATGATAGATACGCTGATTTAATAGTTACAAGGGCAAGATACTATGCATATAATCTTAGATCTGACCCTGAACATGCAATGATTGCACAAAAAGAATTCAAAGACGGTATGAAAAGATTAAGATCAGATTTAGTCACTAAGCAACAATATATGCGTGATGAAAGGGTTAACCTAAGATACTATGGCAAAGGTATAATGTAATGCCAAATACATCTCAAATTGCACCTACAGTTGTAAGTTGTTTTGGAGGCTTGGTTTTAAATAAAGATGTATTTTCTATGAGACCTGGAGAAGCTTTACAATTAACAAATTTTGAACCTGATATAGCAGGTGGATATAAAAAAATATTAGGCACTACAAAATACAATACAAATATAGTACCTCAAGTTTCATCATCAAATGAAATTGTAGATATGGTTGCTATATTTAGTGATGTAGTTTTAGCAGCTCGAGGTGGCACTATATCTCGTGCAGGCACATCAGGTAGCTGGACATCTATAGTTACAGGCAAAAGCACAGCTAATCGTTATGACTTTGAGAGATATAATTATAACGGAACTGAAAAAATAATGGTAGCTACAGGCGGAGATGCAGCTTTTAGTATTGATAGTAGTTTTAATGTAGATGTGATAAACGCAACAGATGGAGGAACAGCACCAACTAATCCTAAGTTTGTAGCGTCTTTTAAAAATCATATGTTTTACGCAGGCATGTCAAATGCTATATCAACAGTACAGTTCTCAGGACCTTTTACTGAAGATGATTTTAACACAGGTGCAGGCACAATAAAAGTAGATACAACTATAGTTGGATTAAAAGTTTTCCGTGAAGAATTATTTATATTTGGAGAAGATAGAATATTTAAAATAGCAGGATCATCAAGTTCTGATTTTGTTGTAGTACCTGTTACTAGAAAAATAGGATGTGTTGATGGTAAAAGTATTCAAGAACTTGGCGGTGACTTGATATATTTAGCCCCTGATGGTCTAAGAACTATTGCAGGTACAGAAAGAATTGGTGACGTAGAATTAGGTACTGTATCAAAACAAATACAAGATAGAATAGCAGATATAGGAACTGATAATATAACTTCAACTATAATTAGAAGCAAATCTCAATATAGATTATTTTTTCCTACAACAACACAAACAGAGATATTAGCAAAAGGTATTACAGCAGTGTTAAAAGCAAATCCAGAAACAGGAACATTAGGATTTGAATATGCAGATATAAAAGGATTAAAACCTTCTTCTACTGATTCATTTTTTATAGATGATGTAGAAACTATAGTTCATGGTGGGTATGATGGCTATGTTTATAAACAAGAATCAGGTGGTGTATTTACTAGAGCATCTGGTACAGAAACGATAAGAGGATTTTATAGATCTCCTGATATGCCTCTAGGAGATCCTGGCATACGAAAAAGTATGCAAAGAGCATTAGTAAACTATAAAGTTAATGAGGCAATAGATATAACAAATCAAACATTTAGATTACGATATAACTTTGATGATACAAACACACCACAGCCTGACTCATACTCATTTTCGTCAGCACAAGTGGCAGCGTTTTATAACAGCGGTTTATATGGAACATCAGCTTATGGTTCTTCAGGATTTCCTTTAGAAAGAGTATCGGTAGAAGGATCAGGGTTTGTGGTAGCATTTAAATTAGAAGATCAAAGTTCAAAACAAGCGTTATCATTACGAGGATTTGAATTAGAATATGTTAATGGAGGAAGGAGATAATGGGGGCAACCTATACAAGACAAAGTAGTAGTAGTATTGCAGATGGCTCAGTAATTGAAGCATCTCATTTTAATAATGAGTTTGATCAATTATTAGCAGCTTTTGCTTCTAGTACAGGCCACACTCATGATGGAACTGCTGCAGAAGGTGGTCCTATAACAAAGTTATTAGGCAATACCCTAACCTTTGGTGCAGGAACAGCAGGTACAGATATTACAATTACATTTGATGGTGAGAGTAATGATGGTGCATTAAAATGGATGGAAGACGAGGATTACTTTGAGTTCTCAGATGATATCCTTGTAGCAAGTACAGAAAAATTACAGTTTAGAGATACTGCAATATATATTAATTCATCTACAGATGGGCAACTAGATTTAGTAGCAGATACAGAAATACAGATTGCAGCTACTACAATAGATATTAATGGTAATGCAGATATATCAGGTAACTTAGGTATAGGTGGTAATTTAACAGTTACAGGCACTACAACATTTAATGGTGGCACTTTAACTCTTGGTGATGCTAATACAGATAACATCGTTTTTGGTGGAGAAGTAGACTCTGATATTATACCTGATGATGATGACACACATGATTTAGGTAGTTCATCTAAAGAATGGAAAGATCTATATATTGATGGTGTTGCATACTTAGATGCTATAAACTTTAATGGCACATCAATTACATCTACAGCAGCCGAGTTAAACTTACTAGATGGGGTTACTGCCTCAACGGCTGAACTTAATATATTAGATGGTGTAACATCCACTACAGCAGAATTAAATTTAGTTGATGGTATTACAGCAGGAACAGTAACTGCATCAAAAGCAGTTATTGTAGATTCCAATAAAGATTTAACAGGACTTAGAAATTTAACTATTGCAGGAGACCTAACAGTATCAGGTGATGATATTACTATGGCTACAAATACTGCAGGTAATCTTTTAATTGCAGATGGAACAAATTTTAATTCTGTAGCTGTAGGTTCTTTATCAGAAATATCTACAGTAGCAAATGATGATGTATTCTTAGCAGTAGATACTTCAGGCGGTGGTCTTAAAAAAGTTACCAGAAGTGCTGTTGTAGCAGGATTAGCTACATCAAGTGCTATATCAAACTTAGCAGAGGATTCTACACCACAACTAGGTGGAGACTTAGATGTTAATGGTAATGATATTGTATCAGTATCAAATGGTAATATTAATTTATTACCTAATGGTAGTGGTAAAGTTATCATGGATGGTAATGGTTCATCAGGTGGTATTACTATTACAGATGGTAACATTGATATTAGAACAGGTACAGGTGCTGTATCTAAAGTAAAATTTTATTGTGAGTCATCCAATGCTCACGCACAAACACTTCAAGCAGCCCCCCACTCAGCAAGTAGTTCTGCTGTAGTCGTTTTACCAACAGCTTCAGGTACAATAGTAGCTAGTGGTGATACTGGTACAGTAACAAATACTATGTTAGCAGGCTCTATCGCTGATAGTAAATTATCTACTATATCTACAGCAGGTAAAGTTGATATTGGTGCATTAGAAATAGATGGTGCTACTGATATAGGTGCAGACCTAGCAGATGCAGATTTAATTATTGTCGATGATGGCGGTGGCGGAACAGAAAGAAAATCTGCTATGTCCAGAATACCAACTTATGTATTTGGTAAAGTAAGTGGTGATGCTACAGTTGCTTCAAATGGTGCATTAACTATTGCAAGTGATGCCGTAGAACAATCAATGATAGCCGATGATGCAGTCGGTGCAGACCAATTAGCAGCTAGTGCTGTGGTAACTGCTTCTATAGTTGATGATAATGTAACTCAAGCTAAGATTGCAGATGACGCAGTGGGAGCAGACCAACTTGCAGCAAACGCAGTTGTTAACGCAAGTGTAGCTTCAGGTGCAGCGATTGCAGATACAAAATTAGCTACAATATCTACGGCAGGTAAGGTGGCTTTGACAGCATTAGAGATTGATGGTGGTTCAGATATTGGAGCAGATTTAACAACATCAGATTTAATTATAGTAGACGATGGTGCAGGCGGTACAAATAAAAAAGCCGCATTATCAAGAGTAGTAACTTTAATGACGGCACAAGGATTTTCTCAAGAAGACC